TTTAAAAAACCAAAAGAAGTTGAAGGTATTAAAGTAGAAGTAAAATGATGCCTTACAACAAAGAAGAAAATGATTGGTTAAATCCAATCCTTTAATTCTTCTCCCATAACTTTTGAAGCGATAGTTACTTTTTTGCGGAGGGCCTCTACGATTTTTTCGTCTACTGTGCCCTCTGCTATAATATCAATATAAGTCATTTTTCTAGTTTGTCCTGCTCTATTAATTCTAGCTTCGGATTGAGTTCTTTTTTCTAAATCATATCCATTAGAATAATAAATCATTACATTAGCAGCAGTTAATGTAATTCCATATCCTCCAGTTTGAGGAGTTCCTATTAAAAANCTAACTTTACTATTTGGGTCTTGTAATAGTTTAATNTTGTTTTGTCTTTCTTCACTTGGAGTATCTCCATAATAAGTTACAAAAGAATCGGGTCCATATTCTTTTGTTATAATTTTAACAATAGATTGAATATCATGTTTATAATGAGCCCATATAATTGCTTTGTTTTCAACTTCACTTAAAATTTCCATTAAAGCATCTAATCTTTCATTTTTTATTTCTTTTATAGTTCCATCATCTGCTTTGAAATGTCCACAGGTAATTTGATGTAATCTCATTAATTGAACCAAAGCAGTAGCAGTTGTCATAAGTTTATCCTCTAATTGTGCTAAAGCTATTTCTTTCATAGATTGATATATTTTATTTTGTTCTGGGCTTAATTGAATAATTCTTTTTGTATAAGTATAATCAGGAAGATCTAAACAATCTTCTTTTAAAATTCTAAAAGAAAAAGGTTCTAGTCTTTCTGAAAGTTCTCCTAGATTTTTATAACCAACTATCACTTGAACAGATCTACCTCCAAAGTTTGCAGTTTTTAAAATTGAATATCTAGTTTTAAATGCATAATAAGAAGTATAATCTAATAAACCTTCATTTAAAAATTCACATTGTTTATATAAGTCCAGGGGAGATTTAGTTACTGGAGATCCTGTTAATATCCTTCTATATTTACTTTCTCTACCTAAAGAAACAATAGATTTAGTTCTAATAGCTTCTGGATTTTTAATAGTAGTAGATTCATCTATTGCCATTAGTGTTTCATGACAGCTTATAAATTTTTGTGCAAACTCTAAACCTTTTTTAGTTGAAAATGCTTCAACATTCATAAGTAAAATATGAAGATCGGTTCCAGATTCAAATAAAGAATCTAATAATGTTTTTTGTGATTGATTAATATTTGATTTCCATAATACCATCTTTTTTTCAATATGAGTTGGTATGTGGTTTGGAATTTCTATATCATGCCAGTTTTGATAAACACCTTTGGGAGCTACAATAAGAGCTCCATTAATTTTACCTTTATCATATAACATAGCTATATTATCAATAAGAACCTTAGATTTACCGGTTCCCATTTCCATAAAATAGGCAAATGCAACTTTATTCCATGACTTTTCTAATGCAGTTATTTGATGTGCATAGGGCTTAGTTTTAAACTTATAATTCATAATATTTAACTTTATCTTTCTATAAAAATACATTATATCATAACCATAATTTATATGTCAAGTAAAGAAAGTATGGACACAACAGTATATGTAATACAAGAATTACCTGGTACCAGGGCAGGGCAACCTAAATTTAATATTATGGGTGCAGCCAAATATGGAAAATTAAAAGTATTATTACCAGAATACTCTCAAATGGTATTGAGTCCAGGTCCTCTTATTATTAAACTTAGATCTTTATTAAAAGAATACACAGAAAAAGATTATTTATTACTTACAGGTGATCCTGCAATTATTGGAGTGGCTTGTTCTATTGCTTCAGATATTACAAATGGTAAATATAATCTATTAAAATGGGATAGACAAGAACAGGTTTATTATCCTATAGAAATTAACTTATTTGAAAAGGGTTTAGTGGATGAAAAATAATTTATCCTATATGTTGACATATAGATAAATAAGTGTTATATTAAGTTTAATGAGTAAATTAGAAAGAAAGTTAACAATAAACAGAAAGATAAAAATATGAATATAAACTTTGAACAAGATCAGACAGAATCTATTACACAGGCTAATGATGCTAAGTCTTTATCCGATCAAGTTATTAAATTAAAAAATCTTGAGGATAAAGTTGTACTGGCAGAAGCAGCTTTAAAAAAATTACAAGAAGAAGTAGATATTCTTTCAGGTGATGTCATTCCTACAATGATGCAAGAAATGAATATCAAAAGTATAAAATTAGAAGATGGTTCCGCTGTAGAAGTGAAACCCATCTACGGTGCTTCTATTTCCGCTGAAAGGAAAGAAGAAGCATTTAACTGGCTTCGTATAAACGGCTTAGGTGATCTTATTAAAAATGAGGTTACCGTTTCTTTTGGTCGCAACGAAGATAACAAGGCAATTGCTTATGCAAACCTTGCGGCAGAGAATGGATATCAACCCGCCCAGAAATTAAAGGTTGAGCCCATGACTCTCAAAGCATTGGTCAGAGAGCGTATCGAAGCTGGGAAAGATATGCCCTCTGATCTATTTAACGTGTTCGCAGGAAACAGAACCAAAATAACAAGGAAATAAACATGAACAAAGCACAAGGCACAATGGACCAAGGAACAAAAACGTCCAATGCAGTAGTTGAGAAAGTAGCTGCAGGAGCTTTAGCTGTTAGCATCTTTGAAGATGATGCAGATAAAGGTCTAGGTAATATAGGTCATGAGGATCTAGCGTTACCTTTTCTTAAAATACTAGGACAACTATCTCCAGAAGTTAATAAAAGGGATGGTAAATACGTTCAAGGTGCAGAGCCTGGAATGATTTACAATTCTGTAACTGGAGAATTGTTTGATGGTGAAAAAGGAATTAACGTTTTACCTTGTCATTACAAATTAGAATATATTGAATGGCAAGAAAGAGGCGAAGGTTCTGGCGCTCCAGTTGGAATNCATTCATCATCAAGCGACATAATGACTAAAACAAAAAGAGATGCTTCTTTTAAAGACAGATTATCAAATGGTAATTATGTTGAAAAAACTGCAAGTTATTTTTTAATTGTTCGTGGTCAAACTCCAACTACAGCTTTACTTGCTATGAAATCTACGCAATTAAAGATAAGTAGAAAATGGAATAGCATGATAACTGGAACAAAGATGAAAGGTAAGAATGGATTATTTACTCCAGCATCTTTTAGTCATGTATATAAACTAAGAACTGTTCAACAATCTAATGATAAGGGTACATGGTTTGGTTGGGAAGTTACTAAGGTGGGTCCTGTAGAGGATGCTTCTTTGTATCAACAAGCTAAATCATTTGCTGAAAGTGTTTCTAAAGGGGACATCATAGTGAAACACGGTGATTCTACTGGATCTGAAAAAGGATCTGAAAGTCATTTCTAACTCCTTTCGTTGATATGTGGGCAAGCAATTGCCCACATTAAAATATTATAAAGGGCTAAATGGAAAGAAAGTTTATAGAGTATTTTTCTGGATTACAGAGAAATTATGGTTTTGCTGATTTAAGCGAAATGATGATTGATCCACAAACAGGAAAGAATCAACCAAAAAAATATGGTTGGACACACAGACAAATAACCGATCAAGATTATATAGATCATTTAAATGGAAAAAAATCTATAGGTATACAACCATGTAATGATGAAGGCATGGCTAGGTTTGGCGCTATAGATATTGATTCTAAAGATTACAAAGATTTCTCAGTTAAAAAATATTTAGATATTATAAAAAGTTATGATCTTCCCTTAATACCAGTCAAATCAAAAAGTGGTGGATTACATCTTTATTTATTTTTAAAAGAACCTGTTAAAACATTAATAATTAAAAAATTTTTAGAGAGTTTATTATTCACTTTAAAACTTCCATTAAGAACAGAGATTTATCCTAAACAAACAGAACTTGGAAAAGATTCTGAAGGAAAGTTTATAGATGGTAATTTTATAAACCTACCATATTACAATAAGGCTGAAAGAATATCAATCAACTTTGATGGTAAAGAATTTACATTTGAACAGTTTGTTAAAGTTATAGAAGCAAATTTAAAGACAGCAAGTGAACTAGAAGAGTTTTCATTAGCCCATGTGAAAACTGTACTACAAGGAGGCCCATCCGAGTTTGATGATGGTCCTCCTTGTCTACAGATGATGACTAAAAATCCATTAGATGATGGAAGAGATAGATGGTTATATAATTACATGGTGTTTGCTAAGAAAAGATATCAAGATAAATGGGAAGAAATGGTTATAGATGCTCCTAAGAAATACTTCTTAAAAGATTCTAATGGATTGGTTGTTGATGATTGGGGAGAAAAAAAAGTAAGAGATAAGATTAGATCTTGGAAAAAAGACTCTACTAAAGGTTATACTTGTACTCAAGAACCTATTGTAAATTTTTGTATGAAATCAGAATGTGTAAAAAGAAAATATGGATTTTTATCTGATAGAAAAATTTTATTTCCTAAATTATCTACCCTGGTTAAGATTAAATATCCCGAACCAGAATATACTTTTAACGTTGAATTACCAAATGGAGAATCAAAAAGTGTTAAAGCAAAGAATATTAAACAAATAGTATTACAGGAAGAAATAAGATCTATTATTGCTGCTGCTGCAGATTTTGTTCCACCAAAAGTAAAATCAAATGAATTTCAAGAAGTATTAGATAGTTTATTTCCTCCTAAAGAAGAGTTACTACCACCTAAAGGAACTACTCCAGATGAACAATTAGAGGAATATTTAAGAGATTTTGTTAATGGGCCTCAAGCTAAATCTAATGCTTCTTTTAAATCAGGGGCTGTATTAGTAGAAGGTGATCATGTGTATTTCAAATATCAAAGTTTTTATAATACTTTAAANAATAAAGATTGGAAAGAGGATAAATCTAAAACAGCAGAAAAAATAATACATATAGGTGGNGGTAAATTAAAAACAAAAATTAATGTACCTAAAAGATTTCCTAAAAAACCAGGAGAAAAAGAATCACATGATCCAATTGATGTAATACAAATGCCTATGGAAAAATTTAAAATTAAATCAATTAAANCAGAAGTAATTCCGGTTAAATCAAAAAAAGATATATTTTAATGATTAGGAAAGTNTTAGGTCCTCCAGGAACAGGTAAAACAAGAAGGCTTCTTGGAGAAGTAAATAATTATTTAAGCAAGGGTGTTCCTTTAAATAAAATAGGTTATTTTGCTTTTACAAGAAAAGCAGCTAATGAAGCAAGAGAAAGATTCTTACAATTAAATAAAGATTTAAATAAAGCAGACACTAAATTTTTTCAAACATTACATTCTTTAGCTTTTCATACATTAGGTATGAGTGAAGATAATGTTATGCAACCGGTACACTATGAACAAATAGGTAAGGAATTAAGTATACGAGTTAGTTACTCAAATGATTCTGAAGAAAGTTGTTATATGAATTGTGATAATGAATATTTTAAATTAATTAGTAAGGCACGAGTTAAATGTGTTTCCATTGAAGATGAATTTAATACTAATGAATGGAGCAGAGATATAAATTTAGATACATTACATCATATAAATATGAATTTTATTAATTATAAGAAAGCTTATAATTTAGATGATTATACAGACATGATAGAAAAATTTGTACTCAATTCAGATAAATGTCCTTTATTTGAAGTTATTTTTGTAGATGAAGCCCAGGATCTATCTCCTATTCAATGGAAGATGTTTGACGTATTAAAATCTAAATCTAAAGATATATTTTTAGCGGGAGATGATGACCAGGCTATTTTTGCTTGGGCTGGAGCTGATGTTAATAGGTTTATAGATGAACCAGCAGAGGAAGAAGTATTACAACAATCTGAACGTATACCATTAGCTGTTCAAGAATTATCTAATACTATATTAAATAGAATACAGGGTAAAAGAAAAGAAAAAGTATATTATGCAAAGAAAGATAAAGATGGAAAAGTAGTTCAGGGTAAAGTGGATACAATATTTGATATTGATAGTTTAGATTTAACAACTGATAAATGGTTAATACTAACCAGAACAACTTATAGGTCAGATGAAATATCTGATCTATTAAAAGAAAAAAAATTATATTTTAAAAACAGATATGGAAAAAGTTTTGATCATAGACTTTATAAATCAGTATTGAAATGGACTGATCTTACATTAGGTAAAGAAATATCTATTGCTGATTGTAAAGATATTTATGAATATTTAGATGATACTTTTGATGAAAAGAAATTTGAAAATAAGTCTTTTGTTAAAATAGAAGATTTAGGATTTACTCCTGGAGTAACTTGGTTTGATGCATTTACCAATTTAGATCAAGAAAAAGAATTATACATCAGGACTATGTTAACTAATGGAGAGAAATTATCTGAAGAACCAAGAATAGAAGTATCAACCATTCATGCAGCAAAGGGTGGTGAATGTAAGAATGTTATTCTGGTGTTAGATAATGCAAGAAAAATAAGACAATCTACAGAAGCAAATGTGGAAAAACAGGATGAAGAACATAGAGTTTGGTACGTTGGTGCAACAAGATCTATGGAAAATCTTTATATATTAAAATCTAAAAAGGAATGGAAAGGATATCAATTATGAGTAATAAGACGTTTTTTAAACAAATAGGAGGAGCTCATTATAAGAAATATAAAATACAACCTTCTTTATTTATCAATAAAAATAAGATACTGTTTGCTGAAGGCAATGCAATTAAATATATTTGCAGACACCAGGATAANGGAAAGAAACAGGATTTGTTAAAAGCAATACATTATATAGAAATGATTATNGAAAGGGATTATGAAAGTACCTCTATTTGAAGCACAAAAAGAATGGGTAGAACCAGAAGAGTTTCCAGATCTAAGATCTTATGATGAGATTGCAGTAGACTTAGAAACAAGAGATCCAGACTTAAAGAAAAAAGGATCAGGATCTGTTATAGGTAATGGAGAAGTAATTGGTATAGCTGTAGCTGTACCAGGAAGATCTTTTTATTTTCCTATAGCCCACGGCTCAGGTCCTAACATGGATCGTAAGAAGGTTTTAGAGTGGTTTAAAGACACCATGGCTACTCCATCAATAAAAATATTTCATAATGCAATGTATGACGTATGTTGGATAAGGCAATTAGGTATTAAAATCAATGGCTTAATCGTAGATACTATGATTGCAGCGTCATTGATCGATGAGAATAGATTTCAATATAGTTTAAATGTGCTGTCTTGGGATTATCTTGGTTATGGTAAGAGCGAAGCCGCTTTAAATGAAGCAGCCAAGTCAAGAGGATTAGATCCTAAAGAAGACATGTGGCAATTACCGGCTATGGAAGTTGGAGCCTACGCTGAAAAAGATGCTGAACTTACTTTAGAGCTTTGGCAAATGTTTAAAAAAGAAATAGTTCATCAAGACATAGAATCAATATTTAGTACAGAAACTG